ACTGGTCAAGGCGTCTCGAAGGACTTGCGATATGCTACGACGTATGCGTTCTATTTGAATGTGCTCGAGGAGGAGAACTTACCCGTTGAGGACTATCAGGAAATACTCGCAAAGCTGAAATTGAAGCTCAATCAGTTCTTCCATCGTGAGTGGGTACAGCGAACTCCAGAGGAGCTGGTTGCAGTAGAAGAGCGCTTGGTGCGACAATTCACGGACGTACAAGCGACGCGAGACACCGCGTACTTGCTACCCTCGCCATCTTGGGACTGCGCGTGGAGATGCGCCTACTATACGCTGTGCCTTGCCTACAATCAGGGTGGTGACACGGTAGGAGTTCAAAAGCGTGCGTATCAGAAGCGGGTTTGGACGAACAATCCGACGACTGAAGATTGGTTCTGGTAACAAATCTGACTGTCTAAACGCTTGATTTTCCACTTTGCTTATCATATAATATAAATAAGAAGTAAAGAAAGTAGAGTAAGGGAACCACATGGCTATCACTAGGATTTCCGCTACGGACTTAGAAATCTGGAGAGAATGTCATAGGAGATATGACTACTCTGCAAGTGCTAGACAAAACCTAGAGCCGAAGCGGCCAGCGTTACACTTCCTCTTTGGTAAGGCAATGCACACAGCGCTAGAGCGCTACTATGGATTCCACGAAGACATCGTCGAGGCCTTTCAGAATGCGTTCGACGAAGCGTGGATTGCCGTACGGATGCACAACTCCTTCGATGATAGCCTAGAGGGTCGACTCTCGCAAATGCGCGAACTCGGCAGCGGCATGATGCTGAACTATCTGGAGTGGGCGGCTAAAGAAGATGACTTCGAGGTGGTCTGTACCGAACGCGAGTTTGAGATTCCGATTACAACTGCTCTTGGAACGAAAGGCTTCTTCGTAGGTCGGATGGACGGTATCATACGACGTAAGGGTTTGGACAACGCTTACTGCGTACTCGAGCACAAGTCTTATGGACAGTTGCGACCTAGCGGCTTTCTGATTATGGATACGCAAACGGCGCTGTATCAGATGGCGTGCCAATGGTTAGTAACGCAAGGGCAGATTCCAGAGATACCAACCGACTCACGCGTCGTCGGCGTCTTGTACAACGGGCTTAAGAAAGCTCTGCCGAAGCCACCGAAAGTGCTAGTCAGTGGCGGCCTGTCTAAGGACAAGACGGCGTTGGCGGATTGTACGTATGCACTTTATTTACAGGCGATACAAGAACTTCAACTGTCACCAGAACCCTACCAAGAGATATTGTCTATGTTGCGGGCAAGAGGCAATCCATTCTTCTACAGGGAGTACATTCTGCGTCAGCGCTCAGAGATCGAGCAGACGTACAAGATGTTACTCGCCGCCGCTGCGGATCTCTTCCGCGAGGACTTGCAGATCTATCCCACACCGAAAGACGATTGCTCTTGGTACTGCGAGTACTACGAACTTTGCAAGTGCGAAACCGTCGGCGGTGACTACGAGTCGTTGAAACGTATGAACTTTACGCAGAGACCATCTCGAGGTAAAGTGTACGAGGAGACACCAGTGGTCCCGACCGTCACATCGCTCTTCTAGGTTGAGGAGGTCGTCGATGCCACACAGCGATACCAATGCCGCTATTCTTAGTGCGTTAAGCGATCCACGAGATGCGAGCGCATACTTGAAGTCCGACGTACTTTGTACAGCCATCGACGGCCTCTTCTACGCTAGGAGAGCTGCAGGACTATCACAAGAGCAAGTAGGTATCGTCCTGCACAAGAAGCAGGAAGCCATTGCTAGGTGGGAGTCCGATACCGAAGGTAGACTGTCGTTAGAACAATATGTAGATCTGGCAATGGCAGTTGGAATGGTTCCACACATCGTGCTAGTGCCTTTCGAAGAGGCACGACAAAGAGTCATTCAGGAGTTGCTGACAGAGAATGAAGATCGATAGTGAGAAAGCAATCAATTGAGAAAGGAGGTATTAATGGCACAAACAGTAGACCTAGGACAACTGCCCGTACAGAGCCCACGCGTTGCAGCGACCTACGTGAAGGTACTCGTCTATGGCACTAGTGGTGTAGGTAAAACTACATTCGCTGGCAGTGCGGAAGACATTCCGGAGTCTAGACGCGTCTTGTTGATCGAGCCCGTTCAGGAAAAGGGCACCATGACGCTTGCTGCACAAGGTCGCGGAGAGCATCTCGATGTGATGCAATTGATGCAATTTAGTGCAACCGTCGACCCTGTCAAGAACGTAGTTGCCGCTCACGGACTGGATTCGATCATTAAGTATCTGCGTGAGGTGCAACATCCCTACAAGACGCTTGTGATCGACGGTATCAAAGGCATTCAGAAACTCTGTCTCGACGGCGTGATGGATGTCGCCTGTCGTATGGACTCTAAGGTCAACCGAGACATGCCGCAGTTACAACACTACGGGATCGTCACGAATCAGATGCGGCGAACTCTACAGGCTATTGTGGGATTGGACATGAATATCATCTTTACTTGCTTCCAGAAGGAAGTCAAAGATGAACTAACTGGTGCGATCTCACTCAAGCCGGATCTAATGGACCAGTTGTCTAACGAGCTACCAGGAATGGTAGACATCGTTGGGCATCTCACAGGAAGGCTAGACGTCGTTAATAACGTAAAAGTTATCCGACGAGCGCTGCTTGTCCAGCCGGATGGCAGGAGCGTTGCCAAGGATCGAAGTAGCGGTCTGGGGCCGGTTGTTGAGGACCCAACATTTTTGAAAGTGTACAATAGCGTACAATCCGTGTATGCAACCAAGCAGAAGGAGACTAACTAACCATGGCAGTAATCGATTTTACAACAGTAGAGGATTCCTCGTTTGAGGCTCTTCCCGTAGGGACCTACCACTGCTGCGTGACCGGAATCGAGGCAACGACATTCAGCTCCGGCAACAGCGGCTGGAAGGTTACCTACACCGTCCAGGATCAGCCTTACCAGAGCCGCAAGTTGTTTGACAACCTCGTGCTCACGTCGAAGGCCCTCTGGAAGATCCGCGACTTCATCTCCGCGTGCACACGCGAGAAGCCGACTGGGCAGTTTAACTTCAACCCTGAGGACTACCAGGGCAAGCACCTGTTGGTGAGCGTCATCCATGAAGAGTATCCAAAAGGTAGCGGTACCATGACGGACCGCACGGATACTCTGGCACCATACGACGAGAACGCACAGACTCGCCAGACCATCTTTGGTACACTCTAAGCTCCACGTTCTAAGCAAGTAGCACGAACGGCAAGCAGAATCGCTTGCCGTTCGTCATTCAAAAGGAGGCTCTATGCCAAACGCAGTAATTAGTCGGCGCTTCTCATTCAGTGCGGCACATAAGTTGCTGAATCACAATGGGCAATGCGCTAACCTGCACGGGCATACCTACGACGTAGAAGTTTTCATCTCTGGACCTATCCAACCAGTCACTGACGTTGCGGCGTCCAGTGAGGGAATGGTCATCGACTTTCGTTATATCAAAGACCTCTTCTACGAGCGTGTAAGAGACGTTTGCGATCATCGCTTCCTGAACGAAGTCGTACCTGTTAAGGCAACAACAGCAGAGATGCTCGCGTTGTGGATGCTGTACGAGTTGCATACGGCCTACGTTGGCATCGTCGGCGTGAAGGTTTGTGAGCAAGCTGACACGACCGCTACTGTTGAGTGGGATGAGTCCATGAACGATACATCGTTCTGGAGAAAGGCATAGCACATTGATTGCAACGCCGACACGAGCTGGCATAAAACGCTTCGTGGTTTCTGAACTCTATGGTCCCGTCATTCAAGGTGAAGGCTTGATGACGTTCTTCAAGACATTCTTTCTTCGCCTTGGTGGCTGCGACTACGCATGCAGCTGGTGTGACAGTAAGTACGCTGTTGATCCAGCATACGTTCGCGAGCACGCTGAACGCCTGACTATCGATGATATCATCGCCCGACTTCAAGCTTTACCCTTTGCACCATGGGTCACTCTGACTGGCGGCAATCCTGCGTTGCATCATTGCGATCAGTTAATCGATCGTCTACACGCCGCCGGCTATAAGGTTGCGATCGAGACACAGGGCACGATCTGGCGTGACTGGATCCCTAAGTGCGACTCGATTGCGATTAGTCCGAAGCCTCCATCGTCAGGTATGGCGACCAACTACGACCAACTGGAGAACTTCATTGTTCGCCTGTCACATCACACTAGTGTGTGTTTAAAGGTGGTCGTCTTCGATGAGACCGATATGGAGTATGCCCGCGCTATGGTACAGCGGTATCCTTACGTCACGACGTACTGGCAATGTGGCACGGATCCACACGACGATCGTGATACATTACTAGCAAGATACCAAGCGCTATACGAACACATCCTAGCAGACGAGTCTCTCGTCAATGTGCGTCCTTCGTTGCAACTGCACGTTGTGCTATACGGACACAAGCGAGGCATCTAAGATGGCTAACAGTTGCACCGAATTCGAAGAAAGTTTATTAGACGATCCACCTTCTGAAGAGTTGCGGTGCCACTTGGCTGTTTGCCAACAATGTGCACAGGCAAGAGAGTCTATAAAAGCTATCGACATCCTGATGGCAGTGATGTTCGATGCGCAGAGGGAGGAGAATGTCAATGGTAACATACACACGAGCTTGTAAGGTCTGTTCTACCACTGAGACAGAGCAGATGGCAGCTATAGGTCGTAGGCTGCGAGGCAAGAGTCATGAGAGTGGATTCTATTGCGAAACTTGCTACTCTGGGAGTGAGACAAGAGAGCATCCAGAATATCGTCGCAGAAAGGTACTTGCCGCGGCGACAGCGTTCTTGGAAGCACTCGGCGTCGATCTGTCAGAGGAGGACTTCGCAGAGACGCCGCGTCGCATGTCGTCTTTCTTTCTCGAGCACTTCATCTCACAGCAAGAGCTCGACGACATCATTCGTAGTATTCGTGTCACCTTTCCTTCAGTCTATGAAGGTATGGTATCTGTAGAGGCTGTAAACGCTGTAGGTCTATGCCCACATCACCTACTGCCAGTGACATACACGATACGTGCAGCATACATTCCTGCAGAAGGTCGCGTGATTGGCTTATCTAAGTTACCACGCGTCATCGAAGCCTGCGCGCTCTACCCACGCCTGCAAGAGAATATAACGTCGCTAATAGCAGATGTGCTCTCAAGAGCGTCTGGCTCCGGCGACGTCGCTGTACATATCGTAGGTCGACACGAGTGCATGTCACATCGTGGCGTTAAGCAACATGCGGCAACGACGTCAACTGCAATTCTGCGTGGGGAGTTCCGTACGAATGCAGAAGTGCGGCAAGAGTTTTACGCACAATTTAAGTAGTTAGTTCAGTACAGAAAGGTATCTCAACAAATGCTTACACCTTCGAACGATGAGTCCACCGCGGCGTATCAAGCTGAGATGGCAAAGGCGATGTCGTTGCATATGCAACGTGGGGAAGAATACGACAATGTAGAGCCTTGGGAATACTGGACAGGTGGTCTGGCTGACTTCGAAGTCATGATCCGGCAGAAGTCTGTTCGCCTCAAGTCTATTATCTCGAATGCGAAGACGGAGCTCGAACGTGCACAAGCGGTCGAGGACACTCTATCGGATCTTATCAACTACGCAGCCATGGCAGCGGCCTGGGCACGGATGGTCCGTATGGATGCTGACGCGACTAGGAAGCAACCCGTCGTGACGGCGCCCGACATGCGAGGCCTGAAGGTCGAGGTTGTCGCTGCAGCGAGTGGAAACGGCAACAATCACAAGTAAAGAGGGAGATGTACATTGGACTATGTAGCAATTCCACCAGTTGCACTACTCGATGACATCGGCGGCATGCAAGGCAGACACCTCTGCCTTGCTCACGTCTGTGAGCAGTCTCCTGATGTCTACGGTGCATGGTATGCGAGAGCATCTCGCGACAGACACGAGTATGTAACACTTGACAATGGCGCGTTCGAGTTAGGTGCGTCCGTTGCGGATGAACTTCTTCTCCGTTGGATGGCAAATCTTGTGCCGACGGAAGTTGTCATACCAGATGTGCTCGGGGACATCCAAGCAACCGTATCCCGTGGGCGTGCGTTTGTAGAGAAGGCGGAAGACACGTTTCAAGCAAGTGGTGGTCTCGTGAGTGGCTATCTCGCAGTAGGTCAGGGTCGGACATTCAATGAGTGGTGCGACTGCGTTCGAGCTCTACTAGAGATTCCGCGCGTCAATGCAATCGGCATCGTCGAAGAGACAGCAGACTGGTTCCCGACGACGGGTGGTCGTCTAGCGCTAATTCGTACTGTGGAGAGTTGGCTTCGCCCGAGAGCTGAGATCCACTTGTTAGGAACCGATGAATCATTTGCGGAGACACGCGCAATTGCGAAAGCTTGTCCTTGGGTTCGCTCAACGGACTCCGGAAAGTCGACTGTCTACGCTCTCTCTGGGCATCGATTGGATATTCAGGACGGACCTAAGATCGCCTATCCAGGTAGACCAAAAGACTTCTTCGAGTGTGCGGTAACGCATGCGCAGAGAGAAGACGCCATCTGGAACGCCGCTTGCGTCCGTGCTTGGTGCAAGGTGTCTCAAGTAGTACTTGCAGATTAGTGCGCAGTGAGTGACAGAACCGGTAGAATTTACTTATCGGTTCTGTCTGGAGGTAATAAGCATTGGCCTGTTCTATCTTTGGAGTCTTGTGTAGGGACTCGACATTCGAAATCGAAGAGCACTTGAGAGAGATCATTATCAGATCCGAAGAGCGTGGTCGGACGTCGTTCGGCTTGCTGTCGCTTTCCGGTGGACAGCTTCTCAGTGCGAAGTCGATTGGCAAGCCTACTGAAAGCAAGATTGTCCAATATGGACATCCTTTACCGTTGGGTTCAACTGTTGCCGTTGGTGTCAATCGTGCAGAGCCCACAAACGAGACAGTTTGGGACAAGACGCTAGAAGATGTCCCGCCGTTCGATGCTGGCAACTGGGTACTCGCTCACAATGGAACGATCTTTAGTGATAGAGAGCTTGTCGATCGATATCAACTGCACCCCAGAACGACTATCGACACCGCAGCGGTCGTCGAGGCATGCAATCTACTGATGCCCAACGGATTTGACATTGCCAAGTTGAAGTATCTGCTGCAGCACGAAGTTGGCGGTGGCTTTGCATTTGCATTCATGCACCGAAACGAACCGTACAAGTTGATACTCGCATGTAATTTCAAACCGCTCTACCTGCAGTTCGCGCATGGTGAGCAAGCGATCTACTTTGCGAGCTTGCCACATCACTTGCAGCCAGACCGAGATCCGCTGACGACTGATCCAGTACAACAAGTAGAACCGTACTCACTCGTGGTGGTCGACTACTCTGGTGACACACCGACGTTTGAGTACCACTCACTGCGAGCGGAGAAGACTACTAAACGTAGAGCACTAGTTGTTTGCTCCGGTGGTCTGGATAGCGTAACCGTTGCGAGCTACTGCCAAACTGTGTTAGGCTACGACGTCGACCTATTGCACTTTAAGTATCACTGCTTGGCAGAGGATCAGGAAGTGCTTGCAGTTCGGAATGTAGCGAAAGCACTAGGTTGTGGTGTCCGATTCGTAGAGACGGACCTTTGGGAGAACATCGGGCACTCGAGACTGCTACAAGGTGGTGAAGAGGTCTCGCATGTAGGTGACGGCATTGAAGGTACGGAGCGTACTACAGAGTACGTGCCTTGTCGTAACACGATCATGTTGACGATCGCCGCTGGCATTGCTGAGGTCAATGGCTATGACTATGTAGCGCTTGGTGGCAACCTTGAGGAGTCTGGAACCTATCCTGACAATGAACAGTCGTTGATCTTCAAACTTAACGAAGTGTTGCCATATGCGTTGAACCTCAACAGTCAGGTACAATTCATCCTGCCGGTAGGCAACCTGATGAAGTCCGAGATCGTTGCATTGGCTATCGACGTCAATGCGCCATTGCAGCATACCTGGTCGTGCTATCACACTGGGGAGAAGCACTGCGGTGTCTGCGGTCCTTGCCGCATGCGTAGAGTTGCATTTAAGATGATTGGACTTGTCGATCCAGTCTTCGAGCATGAGATAGGCGAGCCGTTCTGGAAAGGATGCGTACCCTATCTCGAGAGGAACATTGCTGTATGACACGTCACCTAGGCCTGTCTAGTGGTCAGTATATTCACACGCTCGATGGCGCAACGCTAATCGAGAACGTCGCCCAAAATGAGCTCGTGTGGACACGTAATGGCACGCTACAACTGGTAGAGGATTGCATCTCAACGGAGTACGTTGGGAATCTATCTCACATACGGTCAGTTGGTGGATGGCACATCTCTTGCGATCCTAAACAACGCATTCTGACCCGTAACGGTTGGATCTGCGCAAGAGATATTGTTACGAACCCCGCCGATGTGGAAGTCTTCGTGCCCAAGCCGGACTTAGGAGTCGGTAAGCACTTGGGTTGGGGAACAAGTCTCTCTTGGTTTGCAGGTCTATGGTCTGGTGTAGGTTTTGTCAACGACGACAGAACCACACTCTATTTAGACACGCACCTCTTGGAGGATACAAGTTGTGAACAAGCATTGGGGACACTAACTAGTGCTACCGTTGATCGTCGAGTATCTGTCTGGCAGATTACGAATACGAATCTGATACGCACGATACTTGACAACTGCGGTAAGACTACTGCGGAGAAACACATACCGGTTACTATGTACCAAGCAGAGAAACAAATCCAAGCGGCCTTCTTTCGCGGCTACTATGCGGCGGTAGGAATCCCTTGGTGGAACGACCGAACGCTCAAGCCGAAGTATATACTAACATGCCCAACGCCGCAGCTGGCGTATGGTATGCGATTGCTGTTGTTGAACCTCGATATCTTCTCGAACATACAACAGCGTACGAACCTAACGTGGGAGTTGAGCTTCGTGAGGTCTAGGGCGGCGAATAAGTTGTTTGGTCACGAACAACCTGTCTGGCAACGACCGCACTATACGACAGTTGATGATGGTTGGTTCATCCCGGTTCATGAGGCCTTGACAGTACCGTACAAAGGGTTTCTCTACAACTTAGAAGTGCACAACAACGCACCATACGTAGGCGGCTTTGCAATCCATACATAAGGAGTATCTTGTGGATCTGACCGAGTACCAAGCTGAAGTAGTACGAACGGATGCTACATGTAACGAGGTGTATACCGTGGGTCTCGCTATGGCCGTTATCGGTCTTTGTGGCGAGTTGGGGGAGATCGCAGAGCCAGTGAAGAAACATCTTTATCACAAGCACGAACTACGCAGAGAGCACCTTGCGAAGGAGTTGGGCGATATGCTATGGTACCTGACACTCCTTTGCGATAAACTAGACATCTCATTGCAGGATGTATTGGACGCGAATGTAAAGAAGCTGCGTGAGAGGTACCCGCATGGCTTTGATAGTGATAGGAGTATCAATCGTGTGGAGTAGTTTGCTCATAGCTTTTTTAGTCGGAGCCTTCGCTGGTGGCATTGGCGTACTCGTACTGTGCAGACGATACTTTAGCGTCCCGAAAGAACTTGTTGCGCTACTGAGCTCGACAAACCAAACTGTAACGTCTCTCTCTACGGCACTAGCTAGCCCGACTACACGTGGCAAGTGGGGTGAGTTACAGCTGGAGCGTGTGCTGGAACTCGCTGGTATGTCAGCTTACTGCGACTTCGATACTCAAGTGACGCTTATCGGTCAAAACGGAAAGCAACAGCGGCCAGATGTCATTGTGTACCTACCCTCTGGACGTCACCTGGTCGTTGACTCGAAAGCTCCTTTGGACGCCTACTTGAAGGCCGCAGACCTCGAAGGGGATCGCCGTCGAGAGAAGATGACATCGTTTGTGGGGCACCTAAAGGCGCATATGCAGCAGCTTGCTACCTCACGCTATGATCAAGCCCCCGAGCTTGACAGTCCACCGCTCGTCTTCCTGTTCCTACCATCTGAGGCTGCTTTTAGAGCAGCCTTGGAGCACGACGATAGTCTGCTTTCCTATTGTGATAGTAAAGGTGTCTTCTTGACATCACCGCTGACCCTTATCGCCTGCTTGAGAGCAGTCGCTCACTGCTGGAAAGAGCATCAGCGTGAGGGTTCTGTATTAGACATTTTAAATCTGTCAAAGCAGCTCGAGGGTGGTCTGGTTGAAGTCACCGACTTGTGGAGTAACCTCTCCCGGCAACTTACGCAGACTGTGACGACGTTCAATCAGGCGACTACAGCGCTCAACTCTAACGTACGAGAGGCCAATGCAATGTTAGCGTCGACACCAGCGCCGAAGACGGTGCAAAGCGTTTCTAAGAAAGTGCAGGTTGTGCTATGAATAGTAAGAACGTTACGTTCCCACACATCGACGTCGTAGTTAAAGTGTTACACGCACTTGCAGATGAGGTACGGTTAGCGGTCATCGACTTGCTGATTGTGCACGACGGAACGCTGTGTCAGTTGGAGTTGGTTCGTAAGATGAGAACTAGTGGCTATCCGGAGATGTCACAGTCGAACTTGTCACATCACTTGAAGATACTTCACGAAGCGGGACTCATTGACTTTGAGAGAAGACACCAGTTTCGTTACTACCACTTAAGACCCGAGTCGCGTCCCCTACTTCAACAGCTGAGTCGGATGCAACCCACATCCCTAGTCGTCCTCGCAGGCATAGCTTGATTTTCAGCACAAGATTATATTATAATATAATATAGAAGAATAAAAAGCTTGCTCTGAGTAAGCTACTAGCCAAACGGAGGTTACAATACCGTGTCAGATGAAACAGTAGACATGTCGTACGGCTACGAACGCGATGGTCGCAAGTTCCGCATCGAGATTGATGGCATCAAGCCAGAAGAGCGCGTGACGGTCACGCAAGATGGAAGGCAGGTCTTTGGTCAGACGCGAGAGGCTTCCACTGCGGAAGATGGTACAGACTGCATTACTCAAGACGTGCCGTACGTGCCAACGCGCACTTTCGAGGTCGACGTGACAGATCTGGATACCGGCAAGAGCGTTGGACGTGGGTCCATCCATATGCGACCCGCAGAGCATGGCATGAGAGAGCCGTATCTCTACCCGTCAGACCAGACCGGCCGCTGCGACGACATGTTAGACAAGCCCTACTAAAGACCAAGAGGCGATAGCTCACTGCGCTATCGCCTCTTGGTGAGGAAGGAGAGTTCATGCACAAGTGGTTCCACGCCTCACCAGGTAAGTTTAAGCACGGAGATATTTTAGGCCAACCCGTCGTGGACTGTGTGTTCCTAACGAACGAGATTAGGCCACATGCAACGCTAGCAGATGTCATCGTTAGAGACAACCGGTACATCTACGAAGTGGAACCTCTCGGACCGGTTTGGTCCGGCTACTGGGCTTGGGGGACTACCAGGAACGTGGTGCGATGGCGAGGAAGAAGCCATGTGCTTACAAGCACGTGTTATCCGTTGCGTAACACGAGGTAAGGGTATGCGTATTCCTAGAGCGACAAAGTGGATGAACGAACCGATTGGTAGTGTCGTTCGTCAGTGGCAATTCGCAAAGTACAAGCGGGCACGCAAGAATGCAAGGAGTAGTTGGTAATGTCTTTATCCTATAGAGAGACTTGGATTCCTCCGGGTCTTCCAGACGGGTTGTCGTTAGTAGACAACTTCGGTGGCAAGCAACAATGGCCACAATACCTACTAGCCCTCGTGCAGCAGTCGGATGAGGTCTTCGATCTTACATGTGAAGCTGACCTGCCGTACAGTCGACTATCCCCTATGCGATGTACTATCCGTGCCATGACTGCGACGAAGCATACGTACTACATGCTCAACGCCGTACACGATGCAGCGACTAAGTACGGTGGTGGCACGCTAGAGACTTGGTTCGAGTGGTCGTGCCAGCAAGTAGATCCCGCTATCATCGGTAGTGCGTATGGCGCGTTTAGCGAAGCGGTAAGTAGACAGCAGTTACCCCTACGTAGGGAGGTCGCACAGTACTTGGACTCCGTACTGGACCTTGCAAGTCTAGCCCGTAGTCCTATACTAGACGTGCTGCGTGCAGCTGTAGGACAAGTGCTACTTCGCGTTCTGTCCCAACATGGCGAGTGGCGACGCACACTTGCGGATGGTCGACCGCTATACGAGGTATCTGTTTCGGAGATGAACAAGTTGTTGGCCAGGATGCTATGGCGCATTCGGCATAGATCCTACTTCGATGCGCCACTATATGTGTACTATGCGCCCGCGCCTACTGACATCGTTGTCACTAGTGGCATGACTGGAGCGATTATCAACGTACCAGTCATACTACAGGGTCTAGTCTCTCCAGAGCTGCAGTTCGCTCGAGAGGTAGTCTCTCCATTGATCGACGGCACGTACGTACCACGTGCCTTGTTGTATGGTTCTATGGATCAGGTGACCAGTAACGTTGCCCGATGGCGTCGAGAGGCGAACCTGTCCTGGTGCTGTCTACGCCTGCCAAGTTCGCTAGTAGCCGACCTCGAGTGGCTCGGAGAACCCACGTGGTCGCACGACGTAGCACCACACGAGGGGTCTCCAGAAGGAGAAACATATGTCGTCTACACCTTCCGGTAAGGTTTGTCCTACCTGTGGGGAGAAGGATATTAGTAAGTTCGGTAAGAACAACGCACGTGCGGATAGACTTATGCTCAAGTGCAAAAAGTGCACGAACGCAGAGGGACAAAAACGCCGTGAGGAAGAGACACTAGAGCAGCGTGAGGAGCGACTTGCGTACCACGCGACGTACAATGCATCGCATAGGGAGCAGCTCAACGCTGCTGCGAAACGGCGCTATCAGAACGATCCTGAAAGAGCTAAGGCGGAAGTAAGTGCTTGGCAAGCATCTCATCCGGAACTGGTAAGGTTCTACACTAGCCAGCGACGTGCAAGAGAGAAGGGTACATTGCAGCCGGGAGAGCAAGTCTCCATGCGACTCATCTATCAGCGAGACCACGGACTGTGCTACATCTGCGGTAAGCCAGTCGACCGACGAGAGACGTCGATCGATCACGTCGTTGCATTAGAGAGCGGTGGACAAAACACGGTTGAGAACATGCGTTTGGCGCACCAGAAGTGCAATAAAGAGAAACGTACCAAAGCTCTCGTAGCAAGCCCTGAAGTTTAACTTGATTTTTGTTGAGGCTTACTTTATAATATAATTAGTAGCAAGTAAACAAGGAGACGGTGTTGACTACAACAACAGGGAGTCGAGTCATAGGGCAAGCCCTTCCAACGCTTGCCCTTTGTCGTTGTGACAGGTGTGGTCTCCGATCGACATCTGGACCAAGGCCGGTGTACGGTTTTGGTAATCTCAACGCAAAAGTAGTCTTCGTCGCTGAAGCCCCAGGAGAGAAGGAAGCGACGTACGGCAAACCCTTCATGGGTGAAGCTGGTCGTCTGCTAGATAGAACGCTAGAAGAGATTGGTCTGACGAGAGCAGACGTCTATGCAACTAACGCCTGTCTCTGTAGACCCGATGGGAATGCAACTCCGAAGGCCAACGACATCGACATGTGCAATGAGCGTCTCGTAGCGGAGCTGGATGCACTAAAGGACAAGCACGTAATCGTCATACTAGGTTCTAGTGCCGTACGTGGTGTTACGCATACTAATGAGAGTATCATGAAAGCGCAAGGTCGCATTGAGTGGTCTGATCGCTTCAAGTGCTTTCTAGCATACACGCGCCATCCAGCAGCAGTGCTACACAACGAGTCCGTCTTTCCAGACTACTGGGACGGAATGGGAAACATCAAACGTGTGCTAGCGCTGCCGCTGTCCGCAAGTGCACTTGCCGCTCCAGAGATTAAGTTCATAGTCGATGATACCGTGAAGGGTGCGCTCTCCGGCATCGACTGGATGTCACGTCACCTTACCTCAGACGATATCATAGCCGTCGATATAGAGACTGACTATCTAGATCGCTCTCCAAAGAATCCCATTTTGGATATCGGATTCTGTTGGCGTCCTGGGTATACGTATATCATTACTCGACCAGCACTTGACGATGTAAGGGTTCGCGCAAAGCTCAACGAACTGTTGAGCAAGCCACTTCAGTGGGGTGGTCACAATTTTAAGTTCGACAGTTCGATGTTACGTGTGCATAAAATACAAGGTGCTCACGCTGCATGGGATACGATGTTGATGGCATACTTACTAGACAGTCGTGGTAGTGCAGGTGACGATGCTTGGACATCAGCAGGCATTGGTGTAGGCCTCAAGCCGCTAGCACGTAAGTGGTGTCACGCTCCCGAATGGGAAAAGGATAACAAACAGTATCTGCGATCCACATCAGACCCGTTCTCTAACATACCAGACCACGTACGCCATCCGTACCTCGCAAACGACTGTTACTGGACTAGGGAACTGTACTTCAAGCTGAAGGCAGAGATGGACTCCCAACCCGAGAGCGAAGAAGGCTACCCGTCACTAATGTGGTGTCACGATAACTTGTTGATACCCGCATCTAATGCTTTTGCGGATATCGAAGGTTGGGGAACTCCAATCGATCGACAGTATACGGAACTGATGAAGTCGACGTATGAAGCCAAGATGGCAACGATCATACAGGACATTCGTCAGATGGTAGCGCTGGATTTCTTTGATCCAGACTGTCCCGGGTGCCAGAAGATTGGCGATCCTGCGAGGTTTAATGTCAACTCCTCACATCAGAAGGCACATTTGCTATATGACCATTTACGCTTTCCGTTGTATAAGGAAGATCCTAGAGATCCTGGCAAGCGCTGTTGTGATAAGAAGGTGCTCGAGAACAATAAGAAACGCTACGCTATCTGTCAACGCTTGCTTGACTACTCTGATCTGAATCGGTTCTACGCTATCTACTTTAAGGGTCTGCTGGCGAAACTAGACGAGAACGATCGCCTGCACGTTGACTACCGATTGACTGGCACAGATACTGGCAGAGCAAGCAGTACGCCGAACCTACAGAACATCGCCACCGCGCCAGCAGTTAAGAACATGCTGGTTGCATCCCCAGGAATGGACTTTGCGTCCTTCGACTTCAAGAGCTTGGAGTCAAAGGTCACAGCGTATCTTACTAGAGATGCGAATCTCAACAAGGCTGTGGAAGGCGACATCCACACAGCGACAATGAATGAGATCTTCAAGCCTATCATTGATGAGTGCAATCGTCTGAAGGGCGATGAGAGAGCGTTGCTTGAGTATATCAAGACGCAACCTCTCTTGCGCAGTTCCGTCAAGCGTTACTACGCACCGCCAATGATGAAGCCAACTCTCTTCGGCGACGTGATGTATGAGTTGAGATTTAGAACGAAGTTCGTTTGCACGGCAGTCTCGAGCTACACTGTAACGGAACTTGGTCTCGTTCGCGGAGATGAGCTACTACCACATGAAGGATCGTACACTGTCGATGCTAATATGACCGTTGCGACAATAGACGGTCCACAGGCGGCAACACAACTCGTTCGCATCGAGCAGCAGCCAGTGTACAGAATCGTGCTGAATGGCAACCTCGAGTTGCTCTGTACACCAGAGCACCCGATCATGACAGATCACGGTTGGGTTAGCGCTTGCGAGTTACAACGCAACGACTGGGTACAGATTGCGCTAGGCACTAACGTTTGGGGCAATCGGATCGACCTACCCGAAGTAGATGTATATGCTTTGTATACGCGGCACTTTCCAAACAGGTCAATACAGGGAGCTAGACCAAGAGCAGTGCCGACGTTGCCAACGGAGATGACACTACCACTGGCAAGACTAGTCGGTTACTACATCTCTGAGGGTTGCATCAATTGGCACGACAGTCGTCCGCAGGGTATTACTTTTGCCGCTACAGATCTTGAGATTCGTGAGGAGTTGCTATATTGCATACAGGACGTCTTTGGCATCGACAATCGACAACTGAAGCACTCCAAGCATACAATACAACTGGACTACGCACTAGTAGCACACTGGTGGTTGGCCGTCTTTCCAGAGTTTCACAACTCTGGCGCGGGACAGAAAGTCATACCACTGCGACTACGTTGCGCACCAAGAGAATTCTTGCTTGCGATGTTAGGTGCAGCCTGGAACGGCGACGGCCACGTGAATCGTCATTCGAGCGATGCTGCCTATGGTACGAACAGTCCAGAGCTAGCACGTCAAGTGCAGTATATCCTAATTAACGCTGGAGTCTTTTCTACGATAACGTCACAGCGTAATCCTGCTCTGAGAAGGCAGACAACGTTGCAGTATGAGAGTCCGTACCACTATCAGACGCACTGCCTCTCGTACGAGCTATCTGCGCTGCGACACGAGTTGGGACTGATTAGTAGTAAGGCACTACCGGAGGAAGCTCGTACCATCCAATGGAGATCTCGTACGCGAATGGTAGTAGATGCTGCGACCTATGTACAAGTGAACAGCGCCGATCTTATGGAAGAGACGGAAGACGTCTTCGATCTGACTGTTCCTAATGGACATTCGTGGGTTACGAACGGGCTTGTGAGTCACAATACGTTCGGTATAAGCTACGGTAGATCCGCGCAGTCTCTTGCGACATCGGAAGAGGATGGCTTGGGCGTACCCGTACCAGAGGCGCAAGCATACTTAAATCGCTTCTGGGGACACTACGCGGACTGGAAGGTTTGGATTGAGCAGCAGGTTCACTACGTCAAAACGAGAGGTTATCTTGCCACACCAATGGGTAGGCGTAGGCAGTTTCCGTTCCTGACAAACAATAACATATCGATGGCTAGACGTCAGGCGATGAATACTCCACCACAGTCTTTTGCAAGCGATATTACACTGCGAGCTCTCGTAAAGATACACGAGATCTTTATGAGGGAGAACTTGGGTAGAGTGCTATTCTTCGTACACGACAGTATCGAAGCAGAGATCTGGAGAGAGACTGCACCTAGAGCGCTACAAGTTATGCGTGAGTGCATGGAGGAGTACGCGCCGCCACAGTCAGACCTGGTCAAGTTCGTAGCTGAAGGCGACGTAGGCAAGCGTTGGGGAACAGTACTGTCCGAAGCGATCTACCTGGCTCATCATAGAGACAACTTCACTTGCGCGGACTGCGGCCAGTACGACGATGACTTTCCCAGTAACTTACTGCTGGCGGAGTACATTGACGACAACGATGAGAACGATGAGATATCGAATTTGATAACGCTCTGTACAACGTGTCGCCTCAAGCGACGACTACCTCGCGTACACGCGCGCAATCGCTATAAGTGTAGTGCGTGTAAACAGGCATTTGCTGAGGAACAGTTGACTGTCAGGTTTCAGAACAACAATACTCGCGATGCCGACTGGTACAACTTACAGTCCATCTGTCCAGAGTGCCTACAGAAAGGGTCGTAGATGAGTAGCATACCAAAAGGTACAGTTGTGTGGACCCGCGACGGCCTGTTGCCTATTGAGAATGTCACAGAAGGGCAGCAGTTCCAAACGTGGGCTACACAGTGCTCCGCTGCCGCAAACATACATCACACGTCGGTAACAGATATGCAGAGTGTCACATTGGACGTCTACGGATGTTCAACTGTGACACTACCCGTGTCGGGCGCTGTTTGGGCTAGGAAGAGGGAAGATACGCATTGGGCTTGGCTAGCTCTAGATAAAGTCCGAATGGAAGACGCGCTGTGGGTACCACGTATACCCGAGGGCAGTCTGAGCCACATACAAGGTGTACTACTTAGTGCGGAGTTAGCGAATGTCATCGGCTGGTATATGTCTGCAGGTCACATTGCAACAGACATCGTGTACTTTCATCTTAATGCAATTGAAGAGGAGGTTGTATCAACGCTAGTGAAAGACCTTCGGGAGTTACAAGGACAGTTCGTCACTCCAGGGTACGAGACGCGGATGTCAACGCCGCGCATTGTACCAAGAGGACGGCATCAACAGGTGAGCTACGCCAATACTAAACTTGCAACACTACTATCTGAGTTCGGTCGCAGTATACGGCAGCGACGTATGCCTATGTGGCTACTCGATGCACCGAATGCCTTTGTAGAGCAAGTGCTGTTCGCATATCTACAGGGCGAGGGTTACTATATGTCTGGCTGGAAAGTCACTGCGACGACTGCAGAACTCGCACGTGGACTAGTACTGCTACTCAACAAGCTTGGCAAGTGCTCCTCTCCGATGGTACGTCGCGGTACGCGAATTGACGAGTGGGTTATACAGTTCGGTTGGCTTCGCAGAAGACTACAACACCACATCGCGACGTTCACGGATCACTATGAGTGCAAAGTGGACTCTGCCACGAATGTACGCACTTCTGGAGATGCATATCGAGTGAGTGTCGAGGCAATTTGCGTACCGTATATAGTAAAGGTGGTATAACAATGTCGACAATCGACGACGCCTTCATACAGGAAATGGTTGAGATTGCTTTGCGAGTTAGTATAGCAATCGACGGTGGAGACTTTCCGGATGTTCACACTTGGCTTGACTACTGGAGAGAGGAGAAGATAGAGTTCGACCGTGCTTGGGACAGGTGGCAGCACGAAGTGCGCTACGACACTGAGTCCGATGTGGGCATCCGTGCATATGTTGATCTCCTAATGGAAGCAGCAGATCTACTCTACGTCGGTGTCTGCTTGCATATACGCGAGTTGGATGCTCACTTGGAGCTTCTACCAGCGACGCTAGACTTCTATCAGCTACCAATCGATGCTGTTAAAACCGTCTGTCGGCGAAAGTATTCGATGAGGGCTTCAGGAGACAGAAACCCAACGAAGGAGTTCGCCGCATGCGCACATGCATTAGGCTTTGGATATTGGGCGGGTAGATGGAGGAATGGTAGCTTGGCACACACATTCTCGCAACACAAAAAGCTGGTTGGTGTACAGGAGGCATATAAATAGTATGACACATATTAATAAGGACGTCCTACGTAGGGAGCTCTCCGCTACAGTTCCACGCCCGACTAGAACGACCCCTGCATATATTCGCAGACTCGCACAGCAGATAGGCAGTCTTGCAAGAGACGTGATGGACACTCGACTCTCTAGCGTCGCGCTAGCCCTCGACCGATTTGCCTCACAAGAGTCTGTACCCACGTTGCTTCACCAGATGCCGCTGGAGATAATACTCGACATGTGCTTCTCTGTCGATCCTACAGTAGAGAACTACAATGAGTATTGCCGCACGTGGAGGCCATAAAGATGTGAAGACTTTCGCATTGACACTGCAGAACCTGTTTGTTTCCCGTCGGGGACTACACTTTCAGTTTTCCGGAGATGAGGCAACTAGGCTCGCTCTCGAGGGATACCTATCGCTATTCAGCCAGAGCGAACTGTTTCATTGTCAAGTGGACGATAGCGGCACGTGGACGATCGACGGTTACGGCTTCGAATTGATATCACCCTTCTTTAAAAACTGCGCCGAGCTGCGCTCACGTGCTATTCGTGCATATGTGCGTACGCGCGATGTGCAACCCCAACTCGTGGTAGACGACGAAGTGTTCTTAATACCGGAACCGGAACCTGCGACAGCGCTTGAGCCGGAGATCGCAGAAGAGCCTATCCAAGAAGATTTCACTCCACAGGAAGCATTCTCATACATCAAAATTCCAGTGACGCGTGATGCAGCTACTATTCGTAGTGCCTATCGCAAGGCCTCACTTCTGCACCATCCGGATCTGGGTCACACGAAACGCGAGTGGCAGACATTCCAAGCAGCATACAACTGGTGTCTGGCATTTGCCGCAAGGAGAGTCAGATGATTACTAAGCTCTTGGTACTCCTCATTGGCATAGCAGCGGGCATTGCTCTCTACAATCTACAGTACGTTATCTACTTCACATCGAAGTACAAGTATGCTCTCCGCAAGCGACATGTACAAGTCCTAGCAGTCACACTAGGTTGCCTGTGCTTTCTAGGCTTACTGGCCGTTGAGGCATCGGTTGCGGTAATGCTACTTGGCTTTGTTTGTGGAGTAACACTAGCGGTGATACTACAGACTAAAATTTGAGGCCCCGCCTCTTGATTTTTGCCACAAATATATTATATAATATATTATAAGAATATATAAAAGAAAGGAAAGGAGGTAACAAACAGTGCGGATAGGAGGAATCCATCTAGAGGTCGGAGATGCAGAACGCATCTCTC